AATTTATTTCACCAAATTCAGTTAAATAATATTCATATATTTTTTTAGCTCCTTTGGGTCCTATTCCTCTTTTTTTACCATTTTTATACTCAACCCAAGCTGATAATATATTATCTGAATTATCACCAGAAACTAACTTTAAAAACAATTCTTCTTTATTATCAACTTCATGAATATCACATTTAGTTAATGTTTTTTCCATGAAACCTAAAAATTCACTATTATCATTTAATTCAAAAATATCATCATTTGGTAAATTTCTAACCTTATTTAATAATAATTTATAATTAATAGGTAAAAATATTTTCTCTTTATTAGACATCTCATTTGTCATAAAATTTAAATAACTATCATTTAAATCAAATTTTATTAATTGTTTTAAATCATAATCATTAGAAACAATCATAACAGACCTATTCTCTTTATTTGACTTTTCTACTATATATGATATCCAATCATCACCTTCAACATTAGGTGCTTCTAAAACGTTTATTCTTTTACCCAAATCTTCTTTTACTTCACCATAAGCAGTGTAAACAAACTTCCAATCAATATCACTACTTTTCTTTCTTGTTGATTTATAACTTTTTGTTAATTTTTTTCTCCAAGAAACTTCTTTTGAATCAGAAACTAAATATATGTTTGAATAAGGATATCTTTTACTATAACTTTCTATTGACCTTTCTAAAGACCTATGTAAAGCTCCAAACAATAAATTATTTTTATTTAATATAAAAACCAATCGGTTTAAAATATAATTCCCATCTATAACTAAATCTACTAACATTTCTCATCTTCTTTATTTTTTAGTATAGAACCCAATTTTTCCTTTCTTTCAAGTACCTTTATTATAGGTTCTATTTTTTCCTTTAAATCACCATATAAGGTGATTCCATTTTTAATCATAGAATGGTAATACTTAGTACCATTAATATCAATACCAACAATTAACTGAACTTCTTCAAAAGTTAAATTTCTATCAAATTTAACATCAATACCACCAATATTATAAGAATTAGTAGTAGAAATATTAATATCACCTGATGTATATGATGTATATGATGTACGTCCTGAAGTAATTGAAATATTATTTGATCCAGTATATGTTGAAGTTATAACATCAGAAGAAGTTGTTGAATAAATACCATTGTTGGTATTACATATATTAACTCCTTTAGTATTATTTTTTGTGTTGTTACTATTTTTGTTTGATATTTTACTCATTTGTTTTGTTTTTAAGTATTGAATTTACTTTATTTTTTCTTTCTATGATTAAACACATTTTATCCACTTCTTCTTTTATATATTCACTAATTTTGTTATTATTCTTAGTTTTTTTATAAAATTTAGTGTCATGTTTTGAAATTACTGATAAATAAAGAGCTTCCAGTTCTGTTAATTGTCTTTCGAAATAAACAAAACCTTCCCATAATTTATACTTGAATTTTTTCATACATATCTTTTATAGTATTATATAATAAAAATGTTTATTATAAAAAATTTTATATTAATTAACATTTTATTTTAATATATAAATTATGTTGAATTTTAATGACTTTATAAAAGAAAGTGAATTTTCTAATATATCAGAAGCTTTACCTAGACAAAAATCTGTTGATCAGTTAAAAAGAGTTATGAAAATATCCAAAAAAACTGATATAGGTAAAAAAGTACCTTTAAAAGGTGGTAATTTACATTTTGATAGAAACCCTATTGAAAATGGAATAATGTCTTATGAAGATTTTGAAAAGAAAAACAAATCTTTTATATCTGGTTGGAACTTTAAAAAATAAAAAAGGTCTCACCATTAGTGAGACCCATATAGGCAAAGAACTTTGTATATGAAAAGAGTTCTTTATTCAAAATTTAGATCTAAATAAGACCTTCATTAACCAATCTTTCTTTAACAGAATTAACTATTTGTTCTTCATTTAAATTAGAATGGTTTTGTTTTATTAGTTTATATAACTCCACTTCTTCTTTAGATAATTTTTCAATTTCCTTGTTTAATGGATTTACTATAGATTCTAGTCTTTTACCCTCATTTTCGACCTTTTCTATTATTTTTAATAATTCTTTTAATGTTTTATCTGATTCAAATTTTCCATTTTTTTTATCAGAATTTTCATATTCTTTTTCTATCTTAGTTATCTCATCTATTGTTTTCTCCAATCTATCAGAAACATCCTCAACCTTAGACAAATAATTATCCAAATCATTTGTCAATGATAAGTAATTTTTTCTTATCCTAACCGCTCTTAATAAAAAATCTTCTCTAATCATAATAATGTTTATTCACCACTTTCCTTTTTATCATCTACTTTTTTAGTAGTTGTTTTTCTAGTTGTGGTTGATGTTTTTTTAGCAGTTGGCTTTCTAGTTGTTGTTTTTCTAGTTGTTGTTTTCTTAGCAGTTGGTTTTCTAGTTGTTGTTTTTCTAGTTGTCGGTTTCTTAGTTGTTGGTTTTTCAACATCAACACCATCTTTAACTAAAGATTCAATTTTCTCCTTTATTAAATTTTTAATAATAGAAGGATCATTTAATAGTTTATTAGTAAATTCATCAGCCAAATATTCAATAATACTAGTATTATAAGAATCTTCCATCATTTCTATAAAATCAATTCTAGGTATCTTTTCATCTATAGAAAAGTCAAATTTAAAATCAACAATTCTCTTAACATTTTTAAACATAGATATAATAGGATCTTCTACTTGAACCTGTTGTATAGGAGGTTGTTGAATAGGTTGATTATTCTGAACTTGTTGAATAGGTTGATTATTCTGAACTTGCTGAATATTCTCAACAGGAGTTTCACCTAACAACTCTTCTGGTGATACCGTTTTAGGTTGTTCAGTAACATTATACTTCCTCATAATTTCAGCCTTTTCATCTTCTTCACTCATTTGAATCACAGCACTCTCATTACTTGATGGTGAAAATTCAGATGACGCAGCACCAATAGAATTAGATATAGTATTATCATCAACCATACTATCAGTTTTAATATTTTTCACTTTATCCATTATATTATTTAATAGAGAACCTGACTCTTTAGAGAAAAAAGAATTAGGATCTACAACTTCTTCATAATAAGAAGTGTCTAATATTCTTTCAGTAGCTACTTTCTCACCATTATCTAATGTTACAATATTTTCATTTATACCATCTATTGTTACGGTTTGTCCAGTAGAATTATCTTTAAATGATTTTTTTAATAAACTCATGTTTTTAATTTTATTTTTAAATAAAACTAACCCAAAATATGGGTTAGTTTTATTTTAAACATATCTACTTTAGAAGTCATCGAAGAAATCATCTTCGTCTTCTGTAGCAGATACTGGTTTTGTTTCAACACTTGAACCAGTAGAAGTATCTTCATTGAAACCTAAATCATCGGAAGTAGCTTCTGATTCGGCTTGCTTCTTTTGGTATGAAGATGAAGCTTTTCCAGTTAAGAAAGCTGTAATTTCACTAATTTTAGCGAAATCTTTATCTTCTAATTTTTTAGGTCCAGAAGCTTCTAATTCTACATCTCTTTCAATTAAAAAGTCTTTAACTTTAGATTGGATAGATGGGTCAATTTTACCTTCTTCGTTAAGAGGAACGTTTTTGAAACTTTGTTTTTCCTTAGAATACAATGATAATGTAGATGTTGTTGGTTTAAACATAGACATTTTGTAATCAGGATAAGTTATATCACCAGCTTGGATTTCTTTAGCTACTAATACGAAATCTTTTCCTTTTGTAATATCAAAAACATTACAAGATTCTCCAGAAATTGTACCATTTTTCTCAGCTAAGATTTTATCCTTAATAGTTTTACCATATTGGTAAACCATAATTTTACCTACTAACTCTGGTTGTTGTTCATCTTCAATAACTAACACATAAGAAAAATATTTCTTAGAGTATTTTAACATTTTAGCTTTTTCAACTAAAATAGCATTTTTTGAATTCAACATTGTGTAGTAAAGGTCTGTTAAAGGACACTTTTCTCCAAAGTTTTTAGGCGAATCGAAATATCCACTCAATTCTCTTTCTTGTTTAATATCAACATAATGTGATATTTTTTCAATAGCTGATTGTCCTAATTTACCTTCTTGTGTAAGATTAGGTAAGAATCTAACTACTGATCTCCATCCTTTTTTCTTGTCTTTGGATTTAGAAAGGTCAACTTTATAAATACCATCGTTACTAGCTTTGGATTGTTCAGCTAGGAAGTCCATCTTGTTATCAAGATTACCACTAAATAAATCATCTAATTCATTCATAATTATATATCTTTTAATTTTTAAATTACATCAAGATTGAACTTGATTTAGTATTATAAATGTTAGATAGACAAAAGTTTAAAATTATTTTTATTTAATAATAATTATATATAATATAATGTGTGACTATATGTATTACATAAGAAATATAAAATCACTTTATCTAAAAATAGGTAAAGAAAGAATTTATTTTGATGATATTTATACAGGAAATGGTAAAAAAATAGTATGTATAGAAATGGAACTTAGTGCTTGTCCAATAGATGTTATTGTGGATGATATGACATTTGGGTTATCATCTATGAGTGTAAAAACTATTAAATCAATTAATGATGAATTAGTTAAAATGTATGAAAATATCGAAGATTAATTTTTAATAGTTACTGATCCACAATTTTTACAAACAGTTTCCCATACTAATTTTGTGCAACCACATTTAGTACATACAACAACCACATCATCATTATTCATATTACTCATAACTTAGTTAGATATTTTTTTAAACATTTTATAGTAGATTTTGATTTAAATAAATACAAATTAACTTTATCCCAATCTTTACCATAATTAAAATCAACTATATCTTTTTCAGATTTCATTAATAATAATAATTCATCTACTCTTTTATTTATATATTCTGAATTTTTCACTCTATATGGTTAAAAATTAATTTACAAACCCAAGCATTTTCAAACTCATACATACCACACGTCTCACAAGCTTCATCTTCGGTATCATAATATTTTATTTTACCAAACTCGTCTTTCATATAGTCCATATTTCTAAGGTCTATAATTACATATTTATCTTCCATTTTATAAAATAATTATCTTCAATTATATTATTAAAAAAATAAAAGTTTTATAAAGGCTCACCACCTATTTTGAAAGAAGGTAAAGAAAGTTTATTTGTTGCGTTATCACCGAAGTAAAGATATTTAGAATCATCACCTATAATGTATTGATTAAGTATCTTATCATGTATTTCTTCTGGTAATATATCAGAATACAATCTTATATTAGTTACTTTCATATCAGAACCTAATATATTAGGATTAACACCTTCTAAGATGTATTCTACTGGATCTATATCAATAGTAGATTCATAAACTTTTAATAATTTATCTGAAGTTAATTTCTCAACATCTTCTTCAAATTCTACATTTCTCTTATAAATATATTGATGTAATTTTCTTTGCCTTTGGTCTAAGTTAAATACATAACAATACCAAGTTTCTTCTTCTAATGCTAAGTTATCATCAGAATCTGTTCCTAATAATTGAAATTTATATTCATTGTCATTTAAATTAACAATAATATCATCATCAATAATATTAGATTCCCAACCAATATTATTGAATTTATCATAACTATTAAATAAGTTATATAATTCACCGTTTATATAATTATGTATATTGAACCATATAGTATATCCTATATTATCAGAAACCTTTAAATCAGGTTTTAGGTTATTATAAATAACACCTGGTGTTTGATAATTAGAAGTTGATAAATCATAATTAGATTTAGATACAACCGTTGTTGAATTTAATATTAATTCTTTATCAATCTCAGCTTGTATTATATGTCTAATAGGATCTTGTGTAAGTGTCTTATGTTGTTGTTTATTAGCAACAGCTTGTTTATCTTGTGTTTGTTCAATACCCATCAACTCATCAATAGTAGTATTCTTTGTAAGTTCTGATATTTTTTGTTTTATAACATCGTTTTCTGCTTTGACATTTGCTTTTTGAGTGTATTTCTTCAATATCATTTTATAATAAATAGCCGTATTATTAAATGCTCTGAATTGTTGAGCATGTTCTACTTGGAACATTCTATTTATATCACAAAAGTATAAGAAATCTTCTTTAGAAGGTCTTCTTTGTCTTCCAAAAACCTTCTTAAAACTTTTCTTTGTTATATGAACTTCCATAGTTTCAAATAAATTCAAATCAAATTGATTCATAACTATTTGATTATCTGGAAAATTATTATCAACCACACTTACTTTTATTTCTTCTTCACAAACTACATTATATAACTGATATTCATGTAAAACATGGTCTTGTCCTTTTCTATCAGCATCGGTAACGAAATAATTAACCCTATGTCCAAACATTAATTCAGCATCACCACTTAATTTACTCAATAAATCAACAGCTTCATTTTGTTGATAAGGATTATAAAAATTAGCAGCATCTGAAGATGTTGTTTCTGGTAAAGAACCTTGTGAATCACCACCAGTTTGATTCAATGTTGTATTAGGTATAAAATTACCATTATCATCATATGTTCCTAATAAATCAGATTTACAACATTCTCTTATTCCTATTAAATTAGTTTTATTATAATCATTAGTAACGTTTTGAACCTCACCTATAATGTTTATATCTTGTATATTTACTTTATTATTAGATTCATTTTTAACTAAATATTCTACTTGAAAGAATTTAATAGGATTTATTCTTTTAGTTGTTACGTTTTCTTTAGTAAATGGCTCATAATTTGACCAAGTTCTACCATTATCTTGTGAATACCTCCATTGTATGTTAAGTAATTCTGGATTTGAACCCAATACCTCTATATCTTTTATTCTAAAGACTTTATATATGTAGGGAACCCCTATTATCTTTTGTTCATTTGGACCTAAACAAACAAACGAATCATCAGTTAAATCTGATCCATTTCTCACAATAGTTCCATTTATTTCATATGATGTTAATCTTATATCACCGATATCAGAAGAACACTCTCTAATCCATTTTATATCTACATATAATTTATTATTAGGATTTACTTTTGGAAAATCTATTTCATTAGATAATTCAAACCAATTAGACCAAGATGAATTATCTTTAGATATTCTATAATAAGTTTTTAAATACCTGTTTTCTATTTCACCTACAGATGTATATTTAAAAGTATCTAAACTTATTATATCATCAAGATCTACAATATTTACTATGTGTTCATCACCACTTTCAGAAAATATTGGAGCGTAATCAGTAGATGATGTACCTGAGTTTATATCAAACTCATCAGATATTTTAATAGTACCTAAAATTTGGTCTTTTATAGTAGAAGACATTAATTAATTTAATCTTTTTTTTATATATTAAATAATTATTTTATCAAATAAAAACCCTCTTTAAAAGAGGGTTAAAATATTATTCTTCATCTTCATCAATAGCTGATGGTGGTTTTCTATTTCTTTTTAATTTCCAATGAGTATTTTCCCAATCTTTAATTTCTTTATCCAATCTATTAATATCATCTTCTTTTTCTTTAAAAAGTCTTTCTTTTTCTTCTAATTCTTTTAACCTAAGAGTTATTTCATCATCAACTTCACCATCTTCTTTCAATGATTCTATTATTTCATCTTCAACTTCTTCTATCTCTTCTTCTATCTCTTCAATTTCTTCTTCTAAATCTTCTATCTCTTCCTTTGTTTCTATTATCTCAGAAGGAATAGGAGTGGGAGTTTTAATTATTACAGGTGGTTCAACAACTAAAGGTTTTTTAACTTTTCTTTTTGATTTTCTATCTATGTTAGCTACTTTATTGAATATAATAACCATTAGTATAGCCATTGGATCTCCAATTATAATAAGTAAAAAGATAAACCACTTCATAACATCATCCATAGAAACACCAGTAACTTCAGATAAATATTTCAAAGGACCTAATTCACTAGCTGCTTCATTTCCTAATTTTATCTCCAATATCTCATTTTCTATTTCAAATATTTTATTAGAAATATTATCATATTTATCACTTACTAATTCTTGTCTTTCAGATGCTCTATCTAATTGTTTTTCCAAAGCTCTTCTAGTTGAAGATGAGGTAGTTCTTATTATTTTACCTGTTTCTTTATCCTTATATTCTATAACATTGTTTGATAATCCGGAACTTAATTCGGATATAATCGTAGACAAACCATCTTTTTCACTAGAAATAGAAATTAATTGTTCTTTATAGCCTACTAGTTTTGATTCATTCAATTCTACTTGTGATTCTATGTTAGTCATTTTAGAATAACTTTCTCTATACGTTGATGATAAAAAACCATAAATACCCATAGAGGTAATAGCCATCGCAATAACTACACCTAATGATAATAATAAATTGTATTTCCAACCTAATATTTTACCATATGTATGTATAGCAGATGTTGCAACAACCTTAGCTATCTCAATGGAAGTGAATAATATAACACCCAAAGTTCCAGCTCCGCTAAATACTTTTAACAACCCACCAACCGATACATAAGCTACCGTACCAGCCATTATAATAGACATTAAAAGTATTATATATAATAGTGTTTTTCTCATATAATTTAATTTTATTTTATATATGTTAGTAAAGTATATATAAAATTTGGAGTTTCAGAATAAAATACCAAAGATATCTGATAGACAAAGTGTATTTTATATATAAAATAAAAATGTTATTTAATGCCTCTTTCTATTAAATTTCCCTTATATGGGTCAACTTTAGTAACTGGACCATACAATGTATCATTAAGCTTTCCAGGACCAAGTAGTATTATATCAAAATCTATTGGATTAAAAGAATCATCTATTCTTTTAGTTCCTAATATTAGTTACATAACTAAAGTAATAGAAGGTAATTTAGGAATAGCTGATAACATGGTTAAACAATCATTGTTTAAAAATTTATCAAATCCTATATCCACAAATTCTGAAGGTGTTTTCACTAGATTTGCTGAAAATACAAACTCAGGTATTGGTGATATAAATAAACTTAAAGATAATAAAGGTAGATTAAAAATAAGAGAAAGTGATATAAATCTAGAATTAGATAAAGACATAGGATTTAAAATGCTTGAAACTATTGCTTTAAAATCTATGTTTGAAACACAAAAGCCATATATTGGCGTAGCATCCATTGTTATTGACTCTATAGGTGATATTGAAGATATTATAGCTAGATTAGCTCCTCTTTTGTCAGTTTCACCATTAACAACAAAATCTAAAAAACCATCAGTAAATGCTGGTAGTGGTAATAAACCTAAAGCAATTGGATTTAAAGGTGGTGATACTAAAGAAAAAATAAAAGAACTTCAAAACTTAACAAGTGGTGGTACAACAAGTGACGAAGAAGGTAATGTTAAAAAAGGAGACAACACTGATAGTAACACAACAGAATCTAATATAGGCAATTTAAATAAAGATAGATATGAAATAATATCAACGGTTTATTCTACTGGTCAGTTTGATCCTAATGTTAATTATAAATATATTTATATTGACTTACCACCAGAAATAAATAAAAAACCTCAATTAGAAGAGGAACCAGAAGATATTGATGAGTTAGATAAGTATAAACCCGAAACTTTAATATTAGGTGTTTATAAAGAAGATGGAACACCTTTAAACCCATACGAGAAACTTAAAGTTAAAGTAATTAGAAATGGAGCTGAAGAAGTGGTAGATACACCATTCAAAAAAGCTTCTTGGGTAACACAATCAGATAAATGGAAATTGGGTGAAAACGCATCTGAGTGGCCTTCTTTCAACGATCCATATTATGTTTGGAAAAAAGGATTGAAACAAAAAACTAGTAACAAAAAACCTGATGGGTTTAGTTTGAAAAAATATAAGAAAGGTGATAAAAATATACTAACTAAAGAAGAAGCTATAGAAGGTAACCCTGTTATATCTAGATTTGACAAAAGTGACACAACAGAGTATTTAAAATATTATACCGATGTATTAGGATTTGAGTTAAGTAAATCAGGACTACCCAAAAGTGAACAAATATCTATAAAATCGGAAATACTTAAATCATTAGATATAAAACAACAATTAGAAAATTCTATTTTATATGGTCAATTATCTAATAACTCTGTTTATAAAAAAGATGGAAAACACCCAAATGGGTTTCCAGATACTATGAGAAAGTTATTTAAACCTATTAAAATATTTTCAGCAGAAGCTGAAGCTGATGAAAACCTTAAAAAATATGCTTTATCTGTTGGTGAAAGACCTGGTATGATTTGGGTAGATCCAGAGACTGATTATAAATTAAAAGTTATTAAAGTTAAACCATCAACTAGTATTAGAGTTAGTTCAGATACAAAAGAAGGAGCTACTGAAATAAAAACGATTAGTTTATCTAATAACAATACTTTATTTAAATTTAAAAATAATGAATCTTTTAATGTAAAATTAGTTAGAAACTTATCAAATGATGTAATAACACAAAATAATATAACTGAATTTAGTTTGAGTAATTGGAATTATGTTGATAATAATACACCAAATAATCTTGAAACATATAATATAGAAATATCTGGCGAAAATCCATTTGAATTTTATAGAAAAAATAAAACACATAAATGGAATTTAGATAACGGTAGAAAAGCTGAGATTATTAAACAAGGTGAATATTACTTTTATAAAGAATTTAAGTTAGTTAATGGTGTTAGAAAAGAAATACCATCTTCGGGTATTATTAAATTAGAAAATAATCAAAAGATTTTTGTAGAAAATAGTAAAATAACAAAGTGGATTTATTATCAAAATAAGTTAAATTCTGGTAATTTACCTAAATTAAATCAACAAAAAACATTTAATATTGATATTAAAACTTTAAATGTTGATGAATCAGTAAAAAACACACCTTCTTATTCTACACAAATAACCACAAATGATAACACACCTGGTAAAATTGTTAATCCAGGAGATTTGACAAAAGAAATATTAGTTAATGGTAAATTTTCTAAAGGTAAATATGGACATGGTTCAGAAGATGAACCACAAAATGTAGATAGTATTAAAAGATTTATGTTAACAGAATCCGATACTGAAACTTATTATATTATAGAAGGTGTTTTAGAATCAGCTAATAATAATGAAGAAGGAGCTGGTTCAACTGATGAAAACTCAAATACCAATAAATCAGATTCTGGTAATTATTATAGAATACCACATGCTTTGGGTGTTTTTAAAGTTTTCATAAAATTATTGATTAAGATATTTTCTAAATTAGTACCACAAGCTTCACAATTAATAAGTTTATTTAAAAGTCCATTTTCTTTTGTAGTTGATATATTAATAGATAAGCTAGGAGAACACTTTGGTCCTTTATCAAAGGATTCTATAAATAAACTAAAAACTAGCTTAGAAGTTAGTCCAAATCAATATAGAACAACTAAGGATTATGTTAAAGCTAGACAAAAGCCTATAAATGAATCAAGACTTAAAAATTATGTTTATATAAATGAATTTAATGGTGAATTAAGAACACTTTTAGATGGACCAGCATTAATACCTTTTAATATACTTGGTAAAAGCTTACCATTTGGTATGGATTTAAAAATGGATAGAATATTAAAGAAACCACCAGTTAAATTAATATTTCCTGATATCAAAGCTAAATCAGGTAATAGTTCATCAAAATCAGGTAATGGCGGTAATAACGCACCATTTAAAGATAAGACAAATAGAAATGAAATAGTACCTGCTTTATCAAATGGTTCTTTATCAACTGAAGAAGCTTTGAGAAAATTAGATAATAGTTATCCATTCAACACACAATTTAATGTTAGAGAAGAAACCACTAGTATAGAATACTCTACAGGTGAGTATTTACCTGGTGTTGATTATAACTATATTTACATAAATGAAGATGTTAAGTTATTATTAGATCAAGTAGATGAATTAATTAAACAAGGTGATGATGAAAGTTTATTAAAAGCTAATCAACTTATGAACCAAGCAATAGAATTAGATCCAGATAATAGTTATTTAAATGGTAAAAAGAAAGAATTAAAAAACATTTTAGAAGATTCTGGACCTAACACACAACCATTGTTTAAATTATTATTAGGTATTATAACTTTACCTATTAAAATAGTATTTTGTATAGTTGAGTATATTTTAAACTTTTTTAAATCATTAACAAATCCATTTACACTTCCAGCTAAAATGGTTGAATTTTTATCATTTAAATGGATTTTAACATTTTTCACACCAAAAGGTATATTAGATATGATGGGTGTTAAATTTGATCCACTTTTAATAAAAGTAATATTGGAAAACGCTTTTGCTAAAAAAGAAAATGGTGAATGGTTGATATCAGATGATACTGAAATAGATAATATAACAGATGTTATAAACATAGCACTTATAAAACCATTACCTGTTTATACATATGGACAACTTAGACAAAGCCCAAAAATACTTTCGTTATCATTATTACCTATTTTAAAATTATTAGAAAAAATAATAAATGGTATAATAAAATTCTTATGGTCTATATTAGGTATAGAAGCTATTATTAAAGCACCTACAATGAAACTATCTAGTGATGATGGTAGTTTATCAGCTGAAGAACTAAGTAAATTGATTAATAATGATAATGTGGGAGATTTATTAAACCCTATAGATGAATCCGAAGATAATGGTGATGGAACTGGTTCTAAATTAGATCAGTTTGTTTATGAGATTAAATTACCGAATGGTGACATAATTAAGAAAACTTCTTTAGAGGAATTGAATAAATATATGGAAAACAACTCAGAATTTAATTATGAAAAGAATTTTTAAACATAATTAATAATGAATTATATAAAACTAAAAATATTTTAATTATGCCAAAGTCAAAAGCTAGAAAGAATCATAAAAAGAAATTAAAAGCTAGAAATCTTAAAATAAGCCATGCTAAAAAGCAAATGGAAAATCAAAGACAAAGAATATTAGAACAATTGATAGCTCAAGAACAAGAAGCTGGTAAATTTGATGAAAATGTTAACAGAGAAGATTTAAAGGTTGATATTAATAAAGATGATTTAAGTGTTGATGTTGGACCTGAGATTTAAAAGATTAAGTTAGTTAGAAAGTAAAATAGATGTTTTTTTCTTTTCTTATAGAAATGTTTACAATTAGTGTTTTTTACTCTTTCTTGTAATACTTGTCTAACTCTACAAGTCAATAACTTTCTGGTTAATTCAGACTTATCAGAGTCGGTTTTATCTAATTTACAAGAAGTTAGATAATTAGTTATGAAAATTATATCTTTTAGTTTACTATCCATAATTATTATATATATAAATAAAAAAAATTAATTTTTTAGATTTACTAAAAAAAAGTATAAATCTTATGACAGAAAATGATGAAATATTAGAATATTTAATGACATCCGATTTTAATGAGAATTTAAATAAAGATGAATTAAAGGCTCTATTGATTAAATTTAGAGAGTTTTATCGTTATATGTATAGTGTTAAAGATAATAGACTTATAGATAGAGATTCTAAAATAAAAAAATTAAAAGAAGATATAGAATTTAAAAAAGAAGATATAATTAAATTAAATCTATCAAAATCAAAATTGGAAAATGAGAGAAAATTTCTAAAAGAAAGGAAATTAACTTTTATTGAAAGGATAAAAGGAAAATTAGATATATAATTTATGTTGATTAAACTAAACTTTTAATAGTGTTTGCAATATAAATAAAAAAAATAATTTTAAATTATGGAATATCAGGACAAATATGATAAACTAGTAGAAATGATTACCGATGATTTTAATATTGGTGATAAGGAATACAATCTTAAAGATGATTTCGAAAAGTTTTTCGTAAAAGGAAATAAAGCGGCTGGTGCGAGAATTAGAAAAGTTATGCAAGAACTTAAAAACTTAGCTCAAGAAGTTAGAGTTGATGTCCAGACTTACAAGAACTCATTGTAATATAATTTATTTCAAAAAGTCATCTGATATATTATTATCAGAAAAAATTAAAAGATAGTTTTTAAACTATCTTTTTTTGTGCTTGAGAAATTTAATATATAACATAAATATACTTTTTTAAGATGAAAAAATTCAGTAAAATAGCTAAAGTTAAAGTAGCAGAAGAACCTAAATCAGTGGTTAAAGAGAAAACTAATCTTGAATCATTCTCTGAAAAGGTTCAATTTTTGATGGATCAATTTTTAACTATACAAACATATGGTCCAATAGATAGATACCAAAGAGCTGGTAATATCAAAATAAAAGGTAAAGATTTATTTTTAGAATCATTATTGAAATTGATAGAATCAAATAAAGGTAAAGATAGTATATCAATACTTGAAAGTCTTAAAGAACAATCTAAAGATTGGAAATCTATTGACAATAAAATAGATTCTATTAAAGAAAATAAATTTGATATTATTAAAGAATCTGAATTTTTAAAATATAAAGAAGGAGTTTCTAAATTCCTTAAAAAGTATTCATCAGATGATGAGCTTTGTTTATTAGCAGTTAAAGAAAATGTTTCTGTTATGAAAAACAAAGAAATAATCACAAATAAATACTTAGCTTGTAAAACTTTGAAAGAAGAAAATAAATTTTCATCAGTTATAGATGGTGTAATTAACATCTATGAATCAAAAATAAGCAAACTATAATTATTTTTTAAATATAATAAAGAAAACTTTATCATGATTAAAGAAAATTACATCAAAGAATACTTAACTAATATAAATTTTAAATCAGAAGATTGGTCAGTTGATTCTATTAAAGAAGATTTAAAAAAAGTATTAGGTGAATATCCAGCAATTGATGTTGTTTATAAGAAAGATGTTTTTATAAATGAAGACACTGGAACAGCAGAAGAAAAACATGATATAGAAAGATTTTCTGTTATATTTACAAATGAACAAGAAGCCTTTCGTAAGATAGAAATTATAATTTAAATGTCAGGAACTAAACCAATAGAATTTAGTGTATTAGATTATATGGGTAAATTTGAAGGTGGTATAATGACTCTTATTGATGTAAAACACGATAATAAACATTATAACGGTACTTTCTTTTATACCGAAGATACTATTGCCTTAACCGTAGATAATTCATTAGAAGAAGAATTAGGGTGTGTTATAGAAGACTATGATAACTACAAAGAATTAGTATTTGGTTTATTAAAAAAAGTAGTTCCACATAAAGAACTTATAAATAGTATAGATGATATAGATCTAACCGATTATACTAACATAGAAGAATAAACAATTCCTCCAACCAATCATATAATATCTAAAATCTTTTAAATGATAATTAACGAAATCGGAATCAGAGGATTTAAATCTTTTGGTAATAATGAACATGTTTTTAAATTAGATGAAGAAAAAGGACAATTAATATTATTGGCTGGTAGAAATGGAAGTGGTAAAACTTCATTTATTTCATCTTTTGAATATATTTTATATGGTAAAGTAAGGGGTGGTAAAACCAAAAAATGGGCTACCTTATCTTCAATACCAAATCGTATAAACGGCGAAACTTTAAATTTCATAAAATTCAAATCAAATAATACCGATGTTATGGTTAAAAGAGGTATTAGTCCAAATGTATTGGAATTACACGAAAATGATATTGAAAACACCAGAGCAGGTAAATCAAATATAGATAAAAAAATAGAGGAATATGTTGGTATGGATTTAGAAACATTTAAATCATTTATATCAATGAGTATTTCCGATTTCAAAAACTTTATATCGTTATCCAACGAAGAAAAGAAAATGTTACTAGATAAATTATTCAACTTAGAAGTTATTAATATTTTAAGTAAAATATCAAAAGATTTAAATAAAGTTAATAAATCAACAATGTCTTTATTAGAATCAGATATTTTAACATTGGATGATTCAATAGAGTCAATAAATAGATCCATTGAAAGAACCTTATCTAAACAAAAAGAAAAGAAAGAACAGGATATTAAAGATGAGATTAAATCAATTAAAGATGGTGTAGATTCTAAAAAAGAAGAATATTTAGAACTAAAATCAAAGATTGAAAAAATTAAATTAAAAGAAAACGAACTAAGAGATATTATAGACACTGAAAAAGAATCTTATATTAATATTAAAAATGAAATATCAACTTATAATAAAGAAATTAGTTTATATGATTCTGGTAAATGCCCGACATGTGAAACAGATTTCACATCTGACCATTTTGTTAATCTAAGAAGTTTATTGGTTGAAAAGTTAGAAAAAGCTCAAGAAGTTAAATCGTCTATTGAGGAAAATGGTAAAGTTATTAAATCTAGAAAAATTAAATTAGATGAAATATCTAAAAAAACCAACGATACTTTTATGTCATTGAAATACTTTCTATCTAGTAGTAAAACAAAGATATCAGAACTAAACAGAAAGTTAGAAGAAAGAAACGAACAAACAGAAGATAAAACTGGTATAGAAGAATTTGAAAATTCAATAAAAGAATTAGAAGAAAAGATAAAACAAAATAAAGATAAAAAAGGAGTTTGTTCTGAAAAAGAATTAATATACAAAGAATTAAATAATGTTTTTGGTGAAAATGGTGTTAAAAAATCTATTATATCTAATATTATAAAACCAATAAATAAATATATCTCTGAAAATGTTAGAAAAATGGGACTTCCTTTTGAAGTAGAATTAGATAACACATTCTCAGCTGAAATAAAACACTTAGGTTCTGTTATTGACCCTGAAACACTTTCAATGGGTGAAACAAGAAGAATAAACATAGCTATTATTGTAGCTTACTTAAAATTAATTAGAACAAAGAAACATATTAATATATTATTCTTAGATGAAGTATTCGCTTCAATTGATTTAGAAGGTATAGAATCTATACTTTCATTATTAAAATCATTCGCTAGTGAATATAAAATAAATATATTTGTTGTCCATCACGCTATATTAAACGAAGAAGTTTTTGATAGAATATTCAAAGTAGATAAAAACGTTTTTACTAGCATAGAAGAAATTAGTTATGTAGATAATGAATTTTAATAAAAATTATTACAAAACATTAGGAATTGATAAAAAATCAACTAAAGAAGAAATAAAGAAAGCTTACTATAAACTTTCTTTTAAACACCATCCAGATAAAGGTGGTTCTATTGATATATTCAACGAAATACATGAATCATATAAAGTTCTTTATTCAAAAGATAAAGAAGAATATGATTTAAAAAGTAAATTTGGTAATAATTATAATGAATATTATGAACTATTTGATGTAGATATAGAAAATAAGAAACCAATAAAGGTTAAACAAGATGAAATATTAAATGTTAAAGTAACAGT